CGGCGCTGGCGGAGCGGGTGCGCAGGGAAAAGGCGCGGCGGCATCTGGTGGATTTTTCGTGTTACATCGCGCCGTATTATCGCCCAGCGCGGCATCACCGGCTGGTGGGGCAGTATCTGGAACTGGTCGAGACGTATGTACGGACGAAGGGGAAAACGGGGATCGGGCGGTTATTGATCTTGGAGCCGCCACGACATGGAAAATCCGAGCAGATGAGCCGACATTTTCCGGCGTGGGTGTTGGGCAGGCTGCCGGACACGCGAATCATTCTGACCAGCTATAACCTGGATCTGGCGACCAAGTTTTCCCGCGCGGCGCGGGATATTGTGTTATCCGACCGGTACCGGGCGCTATTCGGAAACCTGGCGAACAACGATTCGCCGGTTGAACTGAGCGAGGATAGCCGCAGCGTGAAGAGTTGGGACCTGGCAGCGCCGCAGCGGGGCGGGATGCAGGCGGCAGGCGTGCGGGGCGGCATCACCGGATCGGGCGCGCATCTGCTATTGGTGGACGACCCGGTAAAAGACCGGGAGGACGCGGAGAGCGAAAACCAGCGGGAGGCGGTGTGGGACTGGTGGACATCCACAGCCTATACCCGTTTGGAAGACGGCGCGGCGGTGGTCGGATCGTTGACGCGGTGGCACGCGGACGATTGGGCGGGCAGGCTGCTGAAGGCGATGGCGAGCAACCCGAAGTTTGACCAGTACGTGGTGTTGTGCATGCCAGCGATCGCTGAGGAAGCGGAAGCGCGGCCGTTCGACGAGTTCGACGCATATCAAAAACAGAAAATGTTAGAGGGGGTATGGGTAAACGAAAGGGACCCGCTGGACAGGCGACCAGGCCAGGCGCTATGGCCGGAGAAGTACAACGAGGATGACCTGGAGCGCAACCGGTTGAACTCGGAGTACGACTGGCAGGCACTGTACCAACAATCGCCGTATAGCAGGCAAGGGAACTTTTTCCGGCGGGAGTGGTTCACGATTGTGGAGACGGCGCCGAAGGCGGAGGAGATCGTTAGCCGGATGTGGTTCTGGGACAAGGCTGGCAGCCAGCTTGGGAACGGGGATTACGCGTGCGGGGCGGTGATGAGCCGCACAAAGGACGACCTGGTGTATGTGGAGAACATTGCTCGCAGACAATGCACGCCAGGGGAGCGGGATGATCTGATGCGATCGGCGATGAAGGCGGATCGGGAAACGGGCAGACCGATGCGGATGATCTGGCACCAGCAGGACCCGGGGAGCGCAGGACTGGATAGCGCGATGGCAACCAACCGGTTGCTGGCGAAAGAGGGGTTGACAGGCAGGTTCGAGCCGATGACCGGCGACAAGGAAGTACGGGCGGGGCCGTGGAGTTCGGCTTTGCAGGGCGGGCAGGTGCGGCTGGTGCGGGGAGGGTGGAACCAGGCGTTTATCGAGGAGCATATCAGCTTTCCGAGGGGGCGGTACGACGACCAGGTGGACGTGGTTAGCTGGGGGTTCGGGAAGTTGAATGGCAGGGTGATGAAGGAAGCGATGTCGTATCAGGGATGACAATGGCGACTGATTTAGAGAAGGCTTTCAAGGCATTGAATGATAAGCGGGAGGGGTATAGCCGGTTTTTCGCGTATTACGATGGGGATCAGCCGGTGCAGTACACGGCGAAACGGTTGGAGGAGATATTCAAGGGACTCGACGCGGTGTTCACGGAGAACTGGTGCGCAGTGGTGATTGACAGCGTGAAAGACCGGATCAACCTGACTGGGATCGAGACGCCAGAGATAGCGAGCGAGACGTGGGCGCGGCTGTGGGAGACATCGGAGATTAAGCTAGAAAGCGACGAAGCGCACGAGGCGGCGCTGGTGACAGGCGAGGCGTTTATCGTGGCATGGCCGGACGAGAACGGGATCGTACAGGCGTTTTACAACGATCCGAGGTTATGCCATGTGTTTTACGAGGAAGGCAACCCACGCGTGAAGCGGATGGCGGCAAAGTGGTACGTGGATGCGGACGACAACACCCGGATGACGTTGTATTACCCGGACAGGCTGGAATATTACCGGGCGACCAGCAAGACGCCGAGTTCGGCGAACGCGTTCACGGCTGACCAGGAGAGCGAGATCAACCCATACGGCGAGGTGCCGGTATTTCACTTGCGGCTGGCGAAGCGGACAACCAAGAGCGATTTGAAGAGCGTGATCCCGGTGCAGAACGGGATCAACAAATTGTTGGCGGATATGATGGTGGCGGCAGAGTATGGGGCGTTCAAACAGCGATACATCATCAGCAACGCGGATAACCTGGGCAAACTGAAGAACGCGCCGAATGAGAACTGGCTATTACCGGCAGGGGACGGGATGGGGCAGCAGACGCAGGTCGGGCAACTGGATGCGACGGCGTTGAAGAATTATTTGGATGGGATTGACAACCTGAGCATGGGGATCAGTTCGATCACGCGGACGCCGAAGCATTACTTTTTCAGCATCGGGAGCAATCTTTCGGGCGAGGCGTTGATCGCGATGGAAGCGCCGCTGAACAAAAAAGCGCAGGACCGGATAGACCGATTTGCGCCGGTATGGAAGGACATATGCCGGTTTATGTTGAAGGTCAGCGGGGTGGAGGTTGATCCACAGGCGATCAGGCCGGTGTTCGATACGCCGGAGACGATCCAGCCGTTCACGGAGGCGCAGACGATGCAGATGTATGTCAGCCTGGGGGCGCCGATCAGAACGGCGGCGCGCTGGGTGGGGCGGACGGAGGCGGAGATCGCCCAGATGGAGCTGGATATTAGGGAAGCGGAAGCGAGCCAGCAGGCGAGCCTGGCGCAGGGGTTGTTGGAGGCGCAGAGGCGGTTTGACAGCGGCGATCAACGGATTGGTCAACGGATTTCGGGAGCGGATTGAACGGATTGGTCAGCGGATTTTGGGAACGGATGTCAACGGATTTTGGGAACGGATTGAACGGATTAGCGATGGCAGGGCGAGAGGCCTGATGGATCGGCGATGAGAAACAATAAGTTGAGGAGCGAGAGATGAGGTTCAAGGGATTTGGACAGCAGGTTGGGCAGTTTGGATGGATGGAAAGCCCGGACACTGGCGCGGGAGGCGGAACGGGAAGTTCCGGCGGCGGGGGTTCGGGAGGGGCAGGCGGCGAGGGCGGCGCGCCAGGCGGCAACGCGGAGGGGGGCGCGGGCAACCCGCAGCCGTTGGTATATGAGGACTGGCTGAAGGGGCAACCGGAAGAGGTGAAGGGGTTGCTGGACGGCCACACAAAGGGCTTGCGGTCGGCGTTGCAGAGCGAGCGGGAAGCGCGCGGGACGGCGGAGAAGGCGCTGCGAGAGGCAGCGGCGAAGCTGGAAAAGGGCAGCGCGGCCGAGAAGCAGTTGGTGGAACTGGCAGATGGGATGGCGGAGGCCGACCGGAGAGCGGAGTTCTATGACGAGGCGCACCGGATGAATGTGACCGATCTGAAGCTGGCATACCTGGCAGCGGTAGCGGATGACCTGTTCGATAAGCGCGGGCGAGTGGACTTCGAGACATTGAAGAAAAGCCACCCGACGCTGTTCGGGGTTAGCCGTCCGCCGGAAGGGAATGCAGGCAAGGGAACGGGCGGAACGCAGCCGGGGAGCGCGTCGATGAACGATTTTATTCGGAAGGCGGCGGGGAGGCAATAAAGCCTACAGCCTATAGCCTACAGCCTGCGTATACGGGCTGGAGGATTGACAAAGAAGAAACGGAGATTTGAAGATGCCTTACAACAGTTTGATTTCGAGAACGGATGCAGCGGCGCTGATCCCAGAGGATGTGAGCGCCGAGATCATCAAGAACGTGCCGCAGAAAAGCGCGGTGATGGGGCTGGCGAAGCGGCTGCCGAATATGAGCCGGGCGCAGCGACGTTTGCCGGTGATGAGCGCGCTGGCGACGGCTTACTTCGTATCGGGCGATACCGGGCTGAAGCAGACCAGCGAACTGAATTGGGAGAACAAGTACATTGACGCCGAAGAACTGGCGGTGATCGTACCGATCCCAGAGGCGGTGCTGGACGATACCAGTTTCGACATCTGGGGCGAAGTGCGGCCATCGCTGGAAGAGGCGTTGGGGATCGCGATTGACCAGGCGGCGCTGTACGGGACGAATATCCCGGCCAGTTGGACGACCAACCTGGGCGCAGCGGGGATCGTGGCAGGCGCATTAGCGGCCAGCCATGGGATCAGCGCGGCGGCATACACCGACCTGTACGAGGCGATCATGGCTGAGAGTGGAGCTGGAGCAGATGGGCTACTGATGCTGATCGAAGCGGATGGGTTTATGGCGACCGGGCACCTGTGCCACACGGCGATGCGCGGGAAACTGCGCAACGTGCGCAGCAGCGACGGCGTACCGATCTTTACGCGCTCGATGCAGGGGACGAACCAGTACGAACTGGACGGGGCGCCGTGCATCTTCCCGGTCAACGGGGCGATTTCGGCGACGTATTGGGACATCGTGGGGCAGTGGGATCAATTGCTGTATGCGATGCGGCAGGACATCACCTACAAGGTGCTAACCGAGGCGGTGATCCAGGATGGATCGGGGAACATCATCTATAACCTGGCGCAGCAGGACATGGTGGCGCTGCGGGCGGTGATGCGCCTGGGGTTTGCGCTGCCGAACCCAATCAACCGGATGAACGAGACGGCGGGGACGCGGTTCCCGTTTGCGTATTTGACGGCTTAACCGCAGATTACGCTGATTTGATGATGAGGAAAGGAGATTGAGATGGGTCTTTACCCTAAGAGCTTGAACGAATATTTGACGCTGACCGGTATCCCGAGGGGACCGTATAGCCGGGTGTTCATCGTGGATCCGCAGCATGGCGACGACGACAACACTGGAATGACATTCCAGGCGCCGCTGAAGACCGTCGCGGAAGCGTTGAGCCGCTGCGTGACCAACCACAATGATTGCGTGGTGATGGTCGGCGGCCCAACGGCTGATTATCCGACCGCAGCCATCGATTGGAACCTGGACTATACCCACCTGATCGGTTTGAGCGCCGACCTGCCGGGCATGGGACAGCGCTGCCGGATCGTGAACGATGCAGATAATGACCTGGCAACCCTGTTCACGCTGAGCGGAGATGGATGCATCATCAAGAACGTCCAGTTCTTTGATGGCAAGGATGAGGCAGAGGATGGGGCGTGCGTGCTGGTGTCTGGGGACCGCAACCTGTTGCAGAACTGTTATGTGGCAGGGATGGGCAATGCAACTGCGCTGGGGCCATTCCATCGGGCGGGCAGTTACAGCCTGAAGGTAACCGGGTCGGAGAACACATTCCAGGATTGCACTATCGGCCTGGATACTATCGTGCGCGATGCAGCAAACCACGAGTTGATCGTCAATGGACCGCGCAACCGGTTCAAACGCTGCGATATTCGCTCCAATTCGGTGACGGCGGGGAAATTCCTGGTGAAGATCGACGCCAGCGTTGATCTGCGCGACATTCAGTTTGAGGATTGCCTGTTTTTCAACTATTCGGAAAATTGGGCGACCGGGATCACCGATGCGTTCAATGTGAGCGGCGGGAACACGCATTTTGTGATCCTGACCGGGAAATGCCTGTTCGTGGGCGTGGGGTTGGGCGTTGCGAATACCGTCACGCATGTGTATGGAGCGGGGGCGGCTCCGAATGCAGGGATGTTTATCGGCACAAACCCGACCACGTAGGCTGACCGTCCGCGAATGGGATGCGAATAAACGAATGGGAGGGCGCAAGGCGATCCAAAAGATCGGCGATGCGCCCAATGAGAAATGAAAACGGAGGTATGACATGACTGTATCAACTGAGTTGACTGACCAGAGGGGGATGTTGAAAATCAAGATCACCGGCGTTGCATCTTCGGATAATGGCGGCATTGGATACATTGCCAATCCCGAGGGCGTGAAGCTGGGGATCCTGCGGACGTATCTATATGCGCGCACCGGCTCGACCGGGGCAGTTAACCTGGATGTTGGTGTGGCGACCGCGGTGACCAGCAAGGGTACCGATATTCTTAGCACCTTCGATGGTGTGGAGGCGACAATCGGCGGGAAACTGTTTTATTGCCAGGCTGTGCCTGTCAATGAGACCGAGGACGCGGTGGTGTGGGCGGAAACGAGCTACATCACATTCACCGGATCGGCTACATCCGTCGGATTGGACGCCGATCTGTATGTCGAGTATATCCGTTTAGCTTAACGGGTTCTTCATCCTTGTGAAGGGGAGGGCGTGGAAATCGCCCTCCCCAAAGGTCAAGCGATAGGTAATGAAAAAATCAAGCGTAAAGAGAGCAATTGACGCAACGGGATCGGACATCCTGACACACAATACCGAAGATGACGGTAGCGGTCAGGAAGTGCAGGCCGTTGTACTCGTTACCGATCATGGCGATTTGGTAACGACGTATCCGG